TTTATTTTGTAATTTAGCGAGTGTGTAGTGGTGATACAAGTGTATTAAACTTATGATCAAAGAAACGAGAACGGCTGGGTTATATCTGGCCTTCTTGTTAAGAACGATTAATACAACCGAGGAAAGAGCAATAAAGGCTGGTAAACTAAATAAACCAATTTGAACATTAGTCAAACCGAGGAATCGCTTTTCTAATGTGTTAACTTCTGGTGTTTGTGCTGGTGCGTAAGATTCTTTTCCTTTATAACCTGGCATTTATTATAGGTAAACAAAAAAAATGTGGTTTCTTATGATACCACTTATACTATTACTAAACGATTATTGTAAAAACCCTATAGATAGACTCTATTTTCAAAGACCTTTACGACCTTTGGTGGGTATACGAAACTCACTCGTAGACTTATTTTTTTATAAACCGCATTACTCAGTAGACGATTTTATAGGACTTTGGCGGGTACAAAAACACTTTTTCGATATAAAAAATGAATACGATACTTTATATAAAAATAAACAAAAGTATTATTTCCACGACCTTGATCCATGGTTTGAATATAATCAAAATTATTATTACTATAAAATACACGATTTTCCGAAACTATACGCATTTTTAAAAACTGTACCATGTGTTGATCATGCCATGATTGCGGTCATGGAAGGGTCAATGTCTATACCAGCACACCGCGCCGAAAGCAATTTACAGTTACGGTACCACTTAACACTCGAAGGAACAAGTAATCTTACCACGGAGTTTGATATTCATCAACATAAACCCGGTGAAGATGTTCTTTTTGATCACGCACGGTATCATAGTGTTGATAAAACAGACCAACAAAAGCGCGTTGTTCTTATTCTAGATATTAATAGATTCTAAACTAAAGGTGTTTTCGACACACCGCTTTATACATGTCGTGATCACCAACAAGTTCGAGTTCATCGTTTTGAACAATACGTTTTGTAAATGGTCCGTGTGTACCGTCCATACACTCCATACACATCGCCGATATTTTAAACACTTTATCAGCGAGAGGTACACAGTCTATGAGTTCACCAAACTTTCTCTGTTTATAATCGCCATCGAGACCCGCGAGTAAAATCGTTTTACCCGAATCGAGAACCTTTTCAACAAACGTTTTAAGACCCGTAAAAAACTGGGCTTCGTCTATGGCTATAACGTCAACGTCTGAAAAATCGACTTCTTCGAGACTATTTGTTTTTATACAATCGAAACGAACATTATCGTGGGTGCGTAAAACGTCTTCGGAAGCGCGTGTATCCTTTTTAGAGTTTATAACGAGAATACGTTTACCTATAACTTTGTACCGTTTTAAACGTCGGATAAGTTCGGACGTTTTTCCTGAAAACATATTTCCCATAATAATCTTAAGACTCATTTCTAATTATACGTTACACTATTTTAAATGGTTTTAAAGAAACAACTCTTAGAATAATAAAAAACATGGAAACACTTAGAATTAAACGATTAACTCTCGAAGCAACTTTACCGACACGCGCATCGCCTGGATCTGTCGGGTACGATTTGTATAGTATCGAAAACATGACGATCAATGCATGTGAACGTGGTATTGTAAGTACGGGTATTTGTGCAACGATCCCACACGGTGTGTATGGTCGTATTGCACCGAGATCGGGTTTAAGTGTAAAACACGGTATTCAAACGGGTGCCGGTGTTATTGATCCGGATTATACGGGTGAATTGAAGGTTATCTTGTTTAATCACGGGAGTGAACCGTTCGAAATTAAACAAGGCGATAGAATCGCCCAACTCATTTTGGAAAAGTGTGAAACACCACTTATTGAGGAAGTTGATGAATTAAAAGAAACAAAACGTGGCGAACGAGGTTTTGGATCTTCGGGTAAGAACTAATTTAGTTTCCAAATGCGACACCACCCATACCATTCTTAATCCTGAGAATGTTATAGTTGACCGCGTACGCGCGAATCATATCGATGTTGTCATTATCAGTCGATAGACCGTTAATATTTATCTTCGCGTTATCGATTCGCGAAAAGTTCAAGGTACCCGTTGGTTGAGATTTGTTCATGGTAAGACAGAATGGCCATGTATATATTTGTTCCGAATCGACCGTGGTGTTAAGAACCGAACAGTGTCTCGATGGAACGACGTTTCTATAGTATTCGTGTGTCATGTTTTCAAAGAGTGGAACACCGTTAATAAACATAGACGCGTCCGTGAACCTGTAATATGTAGACACGTTTGAGCCCGCAGCTATGTGAACGGCCTTTACTGGGTGATTAAAGTAGGTCAAATCAATTGACGTATCGGAAGAAGTCATTGGTTGGTGTTGTGTTTGTGTAATGAGAAGTTCGTGTTCGTTATTTGCGAAAAAATCACGTTCTTCTGTGTCGACAAATACGTACGAACCGTATACCTTTGGTGAAGATCCTAAATTAAATGTACCATTTCTACACTTAATTCGAATTTCAACTTCATGGTATTGAAGACCGACGAGTGGTAAAGATTTCGTCCAATCTTCACTGAAAAAGAATGGAATTATGTAACTCCCAGTGGAAGCATTATCACCACCGTCTTGAGTCGTCACGGCACACGTCGCTTTTGCTTGAGATTCGTTATATAACGTATTGTGTACGGTATTAATGAAAAGTGTATCTAATTTAGTTACTTCTTGACCACCAATCCACAAAGAGAACTCGGTTGGTGAAGTTTCATCCGATGTCAAATTACCGGATTTAAAAATTGAGGCATTGTTATTACTACTATTAATATTGGCATTTTCAATCCATACGTAACTCAAGAGATCACCTTTCGATTTGATAGGGATGGAAACTTCGTTTCCCGATTCAAACGTCCCGATATAATCCATACGTTCTGGTTTTATCGAAAAGTTTGTGTGACGTTTATAGTTTTGTCTAAAAAAAGAGACTTGAGGATCGCCTGTGATATAGACGTCCTGGGCACCGACTGAGACGAGATCGATCAAAGCAGCTGACATATTTACTACTATACTATATTAAAAAAATCGGGCGTTAACGTAATAAGATAAAATGGTCGTGTTCCAAGTATTGACCTGGGAAACACAAGACACGGAGGACGAACACTTGATTAGTATTTTTGGTAAAACGAAGGAAGGTAAGTCTGTATGTGTTACGACCAGTTTTACACCGTACTTTTTCCTGAAACTCCCGAAGAAAACATCACAGTTGGACGTTCGTAACTTATATACAAAGATTGATAAAACGTGCCCTGAATGTCTGATAAGTTACGATATCGTTCAATCTAAAGATGTATGGGGGTTTCAAAATAATGAAAAATTTATTTTCATGCAATTAAATTTTAAGAACTTGGCGGCGCGACGTATGGTAAATGGGCGATTAAAACGTACATTACCCGATGAATCCGTGAAATATAAAGTGTACGAATCAAACCTCGACCCTGTTCTGAGATTAATGCACCGAACTAATATTCAATCGACTGGGTGGATGGATACTGGAGACGCGTGTGTACGTTCACATTTAGCACTGGTTAATATAGACCTATTCTGTAACGACTGGAAAACACTTAAACCAGTTGATATTCCAGAGACTGCACCTTTTGTAGTTGCGTCCGTGGATATTGAGTGTAATAGTTCAACGGGTAAGTTTCCTGATGCAGACGTAAAAGGTGATGCATGTTTCCAGATTGCCGTATCACTTACACATTTTGGTTCTGACGTACCGTACGATAAAACGTGTTTTTGTTATAAAAAAACAGATTCAGATTTAGGTGGGTGTATAATTAAGAGTTACGAGACTGAACGCGAAATGCTTATGGCATTCAAGGAGTACCTTATGGAAAAGGACATTGATATCATAACAGGTTGGAACATATTCGGCTTTGATTTAGAATATATAATGAAACGTGCGGTCATGACAGGGTGTGATCAGACATTCTATGAAATGAGTAAAATGAAAAACCATTCATGTGAACTTGTGTATAAGAAGCTGTCGTCGAGTGCACTTGGTGACAATGATCTCAAGATTTTACCGATGCCTGGACGGTTTATTTTCGATCTATTTCACGAAGTTAAAAAAGGGTATAAACTTGATTCATATAAACTCGATACTGTTTCGAAACTGTACCTCGGTGATAATAAAATTGATATGCCACCAAAAGAAATGTTTGCGCGTTTTGTTGAAGAAGACCCCGTAAAGTTACGTGAAGTCGCAGAATATTGTATTAAGGATACACTTTTACCTCACCGTTTGTTATCAAAATTATCTATACTTGTTAATTTATTAGAGATGGCTAAAGCCACCTGGGTACCCTTGTGTTATCTAGTCGAAAGGGGTCAACAGATCAAAGTGTTTAGTTTGTTAACAAAAAAGGCACGTGAAATGGGTTTTATGATTCCAACTATATCATGGGGACAATATTCTGCAGATGGGTATGAAGGTGCGACCGTTCTAGACGCACAGAAAGGTGCCTATTATACACCAATTACAGCCCTAGATTTTGAGGGTCTGTACCCATCAATTATGATGGCACACAATTTATGTTATTCGTCTATGGTTATGGATTCTAAATATGAGAATATACCGGGTATAACATATGAAACGTTTGGGTTTTACAAGTTTGCACAAGACGTTCCTAGTCTTTTACCAAGTATTCTTTTAGAATTAAAACAGTTCAGAAAACAAGCTAAAAAAGATATGGCACAATCATCCGGTGCACTAAAAGAGATGTATAATGGTAAACAATTGGCGTATAAGGTGTCTATGAACT